GATCAAACTCTAAATTATCTAATTCAGAACTTGCTTTTTCTCTTACATTTTGATATGTATCCAAATGTTCTGTTTGAAGTCTTGCAAGTCTTTGACTATGTTTTTCTTTTACTATCTCTTTTGATTTAGTAGTCATAGCCGCATTTTCACCTTTCCAATTATATTGTCTTGCCCAAGCATAAATAGTTGGGGCTTTAACATCTGTTTGAAATTGTTTATTTACGGATTCCGCAATCTGAGCTCCAGTTTTACTATCTAAATACAATTCTAAAGCTGCTAATTTTACTTCTTCAGGATAATTTTTAGGCATTATGTACCTCTCCATTCAGTGCCAAAGGCAGCCGAATCAGTAAAGTTTTGATCAGCACTTTGAGATTCAATGCTTCCACCATAAGGGGTTCCATCACTTTGTAAAAACCTACTCATATCTACGTTACCTGTTTTATTAGTTGCTGCATTAAAACATTCAGGAACTTTCTGTTTTGCTCCAGTTGTACCAACAATAGTTTTAAATCTTATGGCGATTTCATCTTTATCAGTTCCACATACACCTTTAAAGGATTCATCTTTTGTACCAATAGGTTGATATTGAGGATTATTTAATATAGTTCCTATTTTTCTACTAGCTCCTTTTGGAGTCTCATTGTGTAGACAATCATAATAATCACACCATACGATCTTAGCATACTTCTCTTTAAACTTTTTAACAGTCATACCTTTTGGCAAACTATCTTTAGGTTTCTCTACTTTCTTTTCAACTTTTTCATGATAATAAAAAGTTGGTTTATCATTTACTTTTTTATAATTACTGGGTATTGCCATTTTCTTTTCCCTCCTTTAGACCATATAAAGCAATGCAAGCTGCATCTGCAAAATCCTGTTCTTCAAAACTATCACCCCACTTTTCAATTGCAAAAGACATAATATTAGCTTTGGAACAATTTCCTTTACCTACTACTTCTTTCTTCCATTTAGTGTTATCCACCAATTGACAAGGTGTTCTATATTTATTACAAGTAAGTTGAACCCCACCGACAACTCTAGCTATTTCAATTGTGGATTTTGGATTTTGTATATAAATTGCAGCTTCAACAAAAGCTTTCTCTACTTTTATTTTACTTAATATCTTATCAAAATTATCAGCTATTTTAACAAATCTTATATCAAAATCTTCTTTATATTTATCTGTTTTAAATTGTGTTACAATTTCTTCTTTATCATTTAATACTACGCCATGTATAGTTCTAGATGAACAATCCAATCCTAATATCATTTCTCACCCCCGTATGTTCTTAGAGCTACAATTCTACTTATAGTATTATAAGCAGTCGTATATGTATTTAATAAACCTGCAAGTTCTCTCACAGCTATTTCTTTTTCAATTATTTCTTTTCTCCTATTTTCAAGTCCGGGATATTTGCTAAATATTTCACCCCTAATTTCTTCTTTTACAGGTTTCTTTTTACCTTCATTTTCTCTTTCTTGATATAGGGTAAACATAGCTTTTGAATAACCTTCTTCAAAGGCTGCTTCTAAAGCGTTTCTTTCTGATTCTCTTCTAGAAATTTCAGTTTCCAAATATGCTTTGTAACTACTATACATAACTAGATATTCTTCTAGCTTTGCATTATCAGCATTATATACATCAGAAAATATTAAATCTGTTCTTTCTGATTTATCTACTGTTAATTCGGGAATCATTAATTCATTGATTGATTTCCTAGCTCTCCCTAAAGCTTTTATGGGAGTCCATTTTTCATCTTCCATTATACCTCCTTGCATTTACACCACTTATCACCTGTACATTTTTCAGGTAATTTAGTCATGTTCATAATGTTTAATAATCTTTCTATTATTCCATTCCATACATTTAGATCTAGTTCTTCTACAAATGCTTTTAATTTTTGATCATTCTTATTCTCATATAATACAATACCATGTGTTACAGGAAATTTTGCTGTAGCGTTGTAAAGATTCATATAAGTCTGTAGTTGTAAAGCATGGTCTGGTTTAGCTTGTTTTAAATTTTCAAAACCTCTTGTATTTATAGATTTTAATTCAAGAGCTACAGATCCACCATATTTCTCATGTCTAATAAGAAAATCCATACGTCCTGAAATTGGAGGCATTTCATTTTTTAAAGAAATCTCTCTACCTTCTAAAATACCCATTCGTAAAAAATATTCATTCATTCTATCTTCTAATGAACCCCCATTATCAAATATCCTAGTCAAATTAGCATCTATAGTAGATGGTGGTAACATTCCTGTATATGCCATATATACATATCTATCACAAGTATTTGAAATTAATGAAGGAAAAAATACTCCATGTCTTGGAGGAGATTGTTTTTTTGTAAGTTGTGTTTCAAAAAATTTCAATAACCATCTATCTTGTTTACCATTAGGTTTTACGTTTGCTTTTTTCCCAAGCTGTTTAATGCCTGCCATAATTCCTCCTTAATATCCTCTTTAGTTTGAGACCTAATATGAATAACATGTTCTATTCCCATATCTTTTAATTCTATATCTCTTTGCCTATCTTTTTTTCGTAAATGTCCCATTACTCCATCAGCTTCTATAACTGTACTAATTTCATCAATATAAAAATCAACAGTATATTTGTCAAATGGAGCTTGAGTTTCGTATCTAAGTCCAGTTGAATCTAAAGCTTCTGCCACTTTTAATTCTTGTTCAGTATAATCTCTAGGAAACATCATTTATTAATTGCTCCTGTAATTCTGGTTTATCAATAAAGACTTGTTTAAGACCATTCATACCTTGAGCTCTTACATCATTATATGTATACCATGATCCTGCCTTTAGGACTAAACCTCGTTCAATACCTTCTCTAATAAAACTTTCTAAAATATCTATTCCACCTTCTACTCTAAATGGAACAGAAGCGGCTTTCCAATTCTGACCACCAACTTTAGTTTTTCGTAGTCTTACTTGCATATCAAATCCAACTTTCTCACCAGATTCTTCAATCCATCCATTTCTTCTAACTTCTAATAAGAAATGAGCAAAGAAAGATTGAGCTTTACCACCCGGCATGTTTGCTAATGCAGTAGGTCCCATACTAGCTCTAACCTGATTAATGCAAATTAAAGCAGTTCCACTATGTAGACTTGGTAATAGTCTTGGTAAAGACGAATTAACAAATCTTGCTTGCCAAGCCATAGGACTAAATGAAAAATCTTCATCCATATTTTGAGCAGGAACTAAACCTGCGATACTATCTAAAATAATCACATCTACTAATCCTGTTGTTGCTAATGCTTTAATAGTGTCCATAGCTTGCTCACCACTTGTTGGTTGACTAACTAATACTTTTCCTGCGTCTATTCCACATTTTGTCATCCAATCTGCATCCCAAGATAGTTCTGTATCAATCCATGCTGCTCTACCACCTTGTTTTTGTACTTGAGCAACTATTTGTGATGATAAATAAGACTTACCAACATTAGTTGGACCATAAATTAAAGTCATTCGTTTCTTTGGTATACCACCACCGGTCAATGTATCAAGAGCAGGTATTCCAAAAGGAATTCTACCATAGTCAAAAACATTACTATCTCCCAGCGTTAAATTAAGATTTTTATCTTTTAATAAATCTTGGATTGCTTTTTCTGCATTGTCTTTCATTCTTGTCCCCTTGTTCTAATTGCTTCTGCCCAAGCAAAATATACAGCACAGGCTTGAATAATTTCTTCATACATATGTCCATCATCTTCTTCGTAAATAGCTCTGGCTACTTCACCATTCTCTTCAGTTGCAATTACATTCCAATACTGATCAGAATGGTTAGTTTGATCTCCATACATTTTATCTTGTCTTTCTCTTTCTTTAAGAACATCTTCTAGTACTACAGCTCTAATTACTTCACTCATTTGATTCCTCCAATATTTCATCCAAACTACTATCTAATTTATCCTTTACTGTTTTAAATATTTTATCAGCATACTCTTTAGACTTATTTAATTGTTCATCTAAGGGAAGTTCAGTATCAATATCATGTATATCTACATCCATTCTTCCATATTGATTTGTACTTAGATCACCTATCCTATAAGTAAACCCTAATTTTATTCCTACTTTAGCCATTTTATAGCCCTCCTTTTTTCTTGTTCTTTATACTTTCATTGTTTGTAACATAACGCCATTTAAAACCCTCTTCTTTATATGTTGAAACAGGATTTCTAGGTAAGCGTTTTAAATCATCATATAAAGCAAGATCAGTA